TGCCAACTCTACCAATCTGTGCATTCTGTTGTTGTTGCATTTGGAACTGATATTGTTGTGCGTACTTCTGTAATCGTGCAGCAAATGCTTGATCTGTTTGTAGTTTTTGCTGTATGTCGGGTTGGGATGTATACTGTTGGATAATCTGTAGTGCGATCTGACCACCTGTAGGACGAGCGGGCATTTCTATGCCTGCAAAAATCTTTGAGATATCATCCGTTACATCATCGAGGACTTCACGCTGTGAATCCTGTTCAGGTTGTAGAATAGCATCAGCTAACACGGGATCGATAGAGTTCGCAAGAACATCTAATAGACTCTGCATATTGATTCTTCCGCCCGCATCAATGCTCGTGAGATTCACTAACTGTTGTAGTTTCTTCTCCTGTACTTCTTTGTCAGCATTAAGAACATCGTAGTTAATGATGATATCATAGTTTTCATTTGGGTCTCCTTTACCGAATGCAATCATATCAGGCGATCCTGTTACTTTGAAATACACTTCTTCGGGACCAAATCTTTGGAAACAACGGAAACACATTTTAAGAACCTCTGCACTATGCTGTAGGTACTTGTCTACTAAGAACTGTCTGCGAATACCACTAGCTGCACTTGTTTCATCGAGACCAACTAATCTGTCAGCTTGATCGAGCATTGTGCGTTCAATCTCTAGTGATCCTTGGTTGTAAGCAGGTACGGGTGCGAACTGATAGTCATCCTTTCTTCTGTAAGGAATCTTACGAGCGGGTCCCCAATCTGATGGTGCTTGACCAATGGGGTGCAGTATTGGTGGTACAGTAGCCAATGAGTTTCTATCAATCCTAGAATCTCTTTCTACTTTTACCTGATTCTGTATACCACGTAACAAATCGGGTATAGTCATTGTATCATAAAGTCTTTTGCTATCCTCTGATAGTTTTGTAACTACAACAGGATAATCTTCGTAACCATTCAATAGTTCGAACTTAGCGTAACCTTGTACCTCATCGTTACCATCGAACTCTTTGTGGAAGATGGTTTCGTAAATACCTTCTGATTTATCATTTTCGTTAGTGAGTCTCTGATAACCGTGAACGATCTCAATCAACTCTTCTGCCTCGTACACATTATCACTTAGAGTAAGGCTCCTACGTCCTTCTTGTTCTCTTTCGATTGAGTCAACGTTTACTCCCTTGTATTTTTCTATACAATGTTGTACGAATCCTGCATCCCATCCTTCTGTGCTAATTTTGTTCTCTAGCTCCTGTGGGGTATAGTACGTTCTCCAAAAACAATACGGTGCTTGCTGTGGGTCTGTAACGTACGCAGGAAAGAAGAAGTCACCATCGGGTGCTAATGTTTTAACTTCGGGAGCGTTTACCATTCTGCGAACCATTGGTATCTCCGCTTCACCCGTTTTTCTAAGTTCGTCAAGAACCTTGATAGCCTCTTTCTTTTTGAGACCCACAATGGACTGAGACATGAACTCAGCAATACCATCGTCATCTGTCTCTGATACGATACTCATGTACAAGTCTTCATTGAATTGTTTGACTTGCTCGAGATTCATCTTCTGTAGGAATGTTTTGTCTTCTCGTATCCAACCTACGTATGTAATTAAAATACCTCTCTCTAGTAAAAAGTTCGCACCGAGTTCCATCTCTCTTTTGAATCTAGGTATGTACCCCGATGATACCATCCACTTTAGGAACTGTGATACCATCTTAGACCTCGCTATATCTTTTACTCCAATAGGGAATGCTCTGATGTTCGCACGGTTAAGTGATGATAGAAACAATGACACGAGTCGAGTAATACGTTCATCGATTACATGGGACTCGACATCTGATGCTCCTTCCCAAGGGAATGCGTTCGCACCATGCTTTCTATGGTCACGAGATTTGCCGTTCCAATAGTTACGTCTTTCATCGTAAGATGTGCGACAGAGGTCAAAGAATGGTTCTAGCTCATTGATTGTATGATCGTACGCATAGCGTAGAGTCTTAACATCGGGATCATTCTTCTTATAAGTAAGAGATTCGGAAATGTTTTCGTTGTGCATTTTATACTATTGTAACAGATGGATCAAATCAGATTGCTTGGCTTATAGAAATACTTGGTCTCATTGCCGTGCTCCTCTGCTTCTATGTGTATAAATTTACCGAGGACTCTGCCCTGATATCTGTTCGGTATTCGGACAGGAACCTTGGTTGCGAGCTCTTTTATGTACGCATAAACGAACTTTTTGTTATTACATTCTTGTATAACACGAGACCTATAGAGCTTATTCATGGGTATGCACCCATCCAATATCTCCTGTCCCTCGTCATTTATCCACGTGTTCTTACCACGTCCCGTCACCATCTCTTCCTCTAAGTGGAGAGTTACTAAGCTCTGAGCATCCTCGAAGCTGATTTTGAAATCTTCTGCGATTTCCTTTAGTTTTCTTTTTGCCATTAGTATCCGCCCTTTCCTACGGTAGTTGTTATCATGTCTCTTGCTGTGATATGATCAGGACCTTCTCCGCCATTTGACATCCTTAGATATCGGATAACATCAAAGAAATCCTTCAGGGCTTCATCACTTTTACCCTGAGAGTTATAATTTATTAATGAATCTATTAGATTCCCGCAGTCTTCATGAATGAAGCACAACGGTTTGTTCGCATTATCTATTTTCTCATTTGGATTATAACTGAACCAATCATCTAACGCAGAGATGCCAATGTCTTCCATACGACCATCGGATGGTACGAAATGCATATTATGGTCAGCAAATGACCTAAATAGGTCATCATTGTTTTCGTTTTCTTTTGCAAAGAATCGAGAGTCCCCAATTCTTTCAAATACTTTGAGATTCAGTTCGTCCTCAATCTCCTTAAATAAATTCACGTATCCCTCTACATTGAGACCAATCTTCTTAGAAGCGGGACCATACCTCCATTTGGGATCACCGAAGTTCGCCCACTCACCGTACGTCTTTCGTTCAGGGAACTCCTTCCTGATGTACACTTCTCCACGAGAATTGACACCTGCCCATATGGCTGTGTAGTTCCGAGCACCTGCGGGGTCAACTACTTGATATATGCTGTACTCTTTATCGTTCGATATATCGGGGAATACTAGACCGTACTTGTTTGGCTTATCGCTGAGAACGTTTACCTCTGTGTTGAAGAGAGGTAGTAAAGTAGTCATGCTCTTTACGGGTACACCGTATGCACGAACGAGTATCTCTTCCTCTGTCCTGCCATCGAGGTCTTTCTTGATACGTTCGTAACCACCGAATGGATTCTCGTCTGTGTGCATATATATGATAGATGCATCTCGCTTAGGAGAGTATTGACGAGTAGGGAGGTCTCTGTTGAGCAAAGTCCCGTGCCTAGTCTCTAGCGTTTCTGCTCCCTTGAGGTACTCAGATATAAATGGGGTATACCCATCAATGGGGGTGAAGCCAATCAAAAGCTTAGAGTTCCTAGTAGCTAGACGGAATCGTAGTGTATTTACGAGTGCTGCATCTCCGAGGTACTCATCGAGCCACGCACCAATATTGAGGTTCGTTGGGTTCTTGAAACCGAATTCAAAACCCTCTAAGATGGTCTGATTGTTAGCGAACTGTGTATATGTCTTGAAATCTACACGTGTCTTAGTATCAGGGAAGATGAATGATGATCCCGTGAATCCATTCTGCATAGAGTAGTTAATGTATCCCTCTATGCCCTTAGTCTTCTTCTTGAACTCCTTGGGCATCATTTCCCACACCGCTGACTGCTGAACCTTAACAGATGTGTCCGCATTCTGTGAGAAACAGACTAAATGTCCACCTTCGTTCTCTATGACGGACTGCATGACAATCTTGGCACAACCCGTAGTTTTACCACTACGGTTACCACCGAGAGCTAGACATTCGTTGTACTCCTTGAGACCAAGACGTATTCTATCCCAACCATCGAGATCGAACCCGTACTTGATGGGGTCTTCGATAGATGCCTTGATTCTACCCTCGTGTGCTTCGTGCAATGAAGCTAACAGCTTGGGGTCTTTGTCAGCTAAGAGAACAATATCTTCGTCAGATGGGGCTTCTAACAATGGATGTGGGGTGAATCTGAGTTCCATTATTCTTCGTCTTCCTCCACTTCCTCTTCTTCCCAAATGATATCGAGGTCATCTTTATTCATCTCAGAGATTGACTCACGAAAGAGAGTTTTGCCTATGTAGTAGTTCGTGTAATCGTACTTTAGTGAGTTGTCTTCATCTATAACAACTATTGCCCAATTAGGGAAATGCTCAGAAAGGATAGCTCTCGCTTTCTTGAAAGCCTCCTCTTCGTGATCTGTCATCTTAATCGCCATCTAGTATTTCACCCCTTATGTCTTTGATTCGTTTTAATGCTGCTTCTTTTGTCTGCTCGTAGTCCTCTTGGGTGTAAACCTTTCGCTCTTCTGTAATCTGTGATGCCTCACCTCGTGCAGTCAATGCCTCCCGTGAAGCATTAGCGATTGCTATACTGAGGTCTTTGAGGTCACGGAATGTTACCTCCAAGTCACCGCTGTCTACCCTGTCTCTCAACGCTTGTGTCAAATCTTCTGTCAATGAAGAGAGGTCAACGTAGTTCCTAGCTGATAACTTTCCACCAAGTTCCCTAAAACGGTTCTTGTAATCAGAGTAATCGACTAATGTATTAATTATAGTCCGCCTGTCTAACCCGTATTTCTTTACCATCGTTGTCTGCGAGACACCCGTAGAGAAGAGATATAGTATCTGTGCTACCTTTTCAGGTTTGTACCTCGATAGAGATTTGATGTTCGCAACCTCCTTAGTGTACGAAACATCCTCTATAGCCTTAGATATCTCGTCTTCTAAGACTTCTTTTATATTGTTACCATTTTCCACTATGGTAAAACCTATACCTGTTATATATATATGTAAAGAATAAAATATAGGTATTGGTATTACTTTTTGGTAAAATGAGATGTTTAGTGGTCTACAGAGCCCATCGAGAGCAAATTTTTTTAGACCCCTGTTTATATATCGTTATTTTCATAAAAAAAATAATGATAGACCCCGACCCCCCTTCTTATTATAGACAGCTGTGCTAATTTGTTGTATTAGAACAGCTTATATCATATCATGATATATCATAAGCGTTAATTATCATTAATATTAATATCGCTTTTCGCATTCAGGATAAAAAAAAATAAACAATCAGGTGTAAAACTCGATCCGATCCGAAAAATTTTGTCGGCTTGGGAAATG